ACCCGCCTCTTTGCCGCAAGCCCCTGACCAAAGCCATGCTGGATAAGATGATTTCCGACCCGGCTAATTATCCCTTGGACGCTTATTACTTATTCGCTTTTCAGGAGGTCGCCGGATTCGGGGTTCTTAATGCTATTGCCGGGGCTGTCGGGGCACGGGTTATATCCAGGGAAGATTCCCACAAAATAGCAATGATCAGAGCCCAGGAATTCAGGGAAAAAGCACAGAAACTTGAGAAGAATATAGGGAGAATGTAGGGATCATGGCTGAGACTGTATCGGAAACAATTGTGGGGAATAAGGACATTGTAGAGATCCCCCTGTCGGAGATTGAGCATGCGCAGCTTGAAGCGTGTGAAAATGTTATCCGGAAGGGGTTATGCACTTTTCTGGAGGTTGGCCGGGCACTTGCGGAGATTCATGATAACCGGCTTTACCGAGAAACCCACAGCGATTTTAGGCTGTATTACAAGGATGTCTGGGATCTGGGGAAATCTAGGGCTTATCAACAGATGGATGGCTACCGTGTGGTCAAGATGCTGGAAGATAAAATGTCCACCATGGTGGACATTTCTGAAAATGACTCTACATCCAACGGAATTATCCTTCCAGTGAACGAACGCCAAACCCGAGCGCTGCTCAAACTCAAAAAAGACCCGGACGCACTGCACAAGGCATGGGCCACCGTCCGAAAAACCCTCAAAGACGACCCCAAAGCCAAACTGACCGGCGCTCTGATCAACAAAGCTGTCAAAGATGTCAAGGGAGAAGTGGTTAAAAAGGAGCACAAGAAACGGCAGGTAGACCTTGAAGCTACTCAGCGGCTCAGCCCTCTGTTCAAGCGGCAATGCAAGGTCATGGAAGAGGTTATCAATGAAGAGCGGAATGCAGGGTGGCAGTCAACCTCCCAGAAGGAAGCTGTTAAGTGGCTGAAAACCCTGGTGCAATTAGCAGAATCCAATGATTAACAGAAAGGAGTAAGACATGAGCGCTGTTGTAGCAGAATCCCAATTAGCAGATGCGTTAGATGTTACGACCAAGGCCGTGCAACTCAGGGCGGTGAATGAGGGCTGGCTTGCCAAAACAGTAACCAAACAGGGTGGTTCTGAACGGCTTTATTTCCGGAACCTGCTCCCGGTGGATATCCGTGAAGGTCTTGTTGCTCAAGAATCGGTTACGGGCCGGGCCGGACTTCCCGCTGTATTCTATGACACACCCGTGCCGAAAAGGTCCAATGCTATCGGCCTGGCGAAGTACAACCTGGTGCATGCCTTTCGCATCGCCAAAGAACGGGCTGGGTGGGGACAGAAGGGGCAAGCTGCTGAGGAGTTTTTATTGGCTTACAATGCCGGGGTATTATTGCCCCGGGTTTTTGAACAGGTTGGGCAGATCCAACTTAGGACCATAGAGGCCTTGGATAAGAAGCTGCTCAAGGCTGATGACAATTACCTGGCTCTTTGTGATGGTCGGGGTGGTTGGAAAAAGCACGGCACCACCCGATATAAAGGCCGAGAGTTGTCTGAAACGGCCAAGGCTGTCTTTTTAAAGTGTTACCTGCGCCAGGAGCGAAATGATGTCATCACGTCCATTCGGAGTACCTGGCTTGCCCTTGAAGAAATGGAGCTTGATGAAAAGCCGGGAGAAAGCACGTTCCGGCGCTGGCTCAAGGATTATGAAACCTATAATGCCGGGGTGATCTGCCTGGCCCGGGAAGGTGAAAAGGCATACAAGGATAAGTTTGCCCGGTACATCACCCGTGACGCTGAGTTACTGGAAGTTGGGCAGTGCCTGGTTGCAGACGGCAAAACCTTAAATTTTACAATCCTGCACCCTGAGACCGGACGGCCCTGCCGCATGACCCTGATTGTATTTTTTGACTGGAAATCACGATATCCCATGGGATGGCAGATTGCAACCACCGAAAATCAATGGGTAATCCTGGCAGCATTTCGCAATGCATGCATGGCCTTGGGCCGGTATCCTGACAGTGTCTATCTGGACAATGGCCGGGCCTTTAAAGCGAAGCTGTTTAAAGGGGCTGGCCTGGATCTTGATTTCGAAGAGATGACAGGGCTCTATGCCCGTGTTGGGACAGCGGTATTTCATGCCAAGCCCTACAACGGAAGAGCCAAGGTCGTGGAGCGTTTTTTTAAGACTTTTCAGGAACAGCTTGAATGTCATTTACCCTCGTTTTGCGGGGATTCTATCCAGACTAAGCCTGCACATCTTCACCGGAATGAGAAATATCATCAGCGGCTGCATGCACTTCAGACTGGCGGCTGGGTGCCCACCATCCGGGAGGCTGCAATTATTGTTGAACAGTACATTCGGTGGTATGCGGTTCAGCTCCATACGGATTTGCAGTTTGCTCCCATGGACCGGTTTATGGTCGGGCGAGGTCCGGGTATTGATCCGGCCCAGTTGCATTTTGACTTTTTGATTCCTATAGAATTACGGGTTCGCCGGGGCCGTGCCATTCTCTGGGGCATTGAATATGAGGCGGATGCCTTTGATAACCTGATGATAAATTTTGAAGTAACAGCCCGGGTTGATACGGCGGATTTAAGCCGAATCTGGTGCTGGACAAAAGACGGCATTTACATGGGGGAGGCCGTCCCTGTCCGGGCCTGCCACCCTATTGCCAATCTGTTTGGCGACAAAGTGAGTGTTGAGCAGGTAGAAAATCAGCTTAAACGCCAAAAGAGAGTGATCAAGAATGCCAAACGTCAGCTTACCGAACTGGCCGGGCTTGATGCAGAAAATCAAAACCCTTGCCTCAATGTGATTGATATTACCATGCCCGCAAAGCAAAAAGTGCCTATTCTTTCCGGCCCGGACTTCAATGAGAGTCAACCCCAACAGTCCCAAACCCAAGCCCAGGAACCGGTGAAAATACCAGAAAAAGAAATCAAGCGGCTTGAAGCGGTGTTTAAAAAGGCAGAGGCGGACATGGATAACGAACCAGAAATCCCCAGGCCTAAGTATTGGCAGTCTGGTCTGGAACATTATGAGTGGTGTTTCAAATATATTCATCAGCATGGCCGGAAGCTGGATGTTGTGGAAGCGGCGTTCATGGATAAGTTTGAGTCCCTTCCAGAGTTTGAGATTTACCATCCGCGGTTTGAAGATCTAAAAATGGTCTTTAACCTTAATTAAAAGGAGATTACATGAAAAACGTATTTATTGAAACCAGCCGGGTCATGGCTTTTTGGGCAGCGGCCAAAATGGTGTCAGACATTGAGAAAGGTCAACCGGGTATGATGCTGGCCTGGGGCTATTCGGGGCGTGGTAAGACCGAATGTGCCCAAACGTACACCACCCGGAATGGAAATGCCAAATACATCCGAGTCTTTGAAGATTGGAGCCCTACTGCCATGTTAGCAACTATTTGTGAAAAGTTAAACGGCATGAGGCCTGGCCGGGTGGACAATGCAAAACGGATTATTATTGAAGAGGTGCACGATAGTGACACAATCCTTTTAATTGATGAAGCTGACCGATTAACCATAAAACACATCGACCATCTGCGCGATATTCATGATTTAACGGGGTGTCCCATCATTTTAATCGGCGAACCAAGTATTTATGCGCGAATTAAGAGTCATACGAGAATTTGTCGCAGATTCAAGCAGGCTGTTGAATTTGGGCCGCTACTGAATGAGGACGTGATCATGTTCGGTATCAAAAACTGCGGCATTAAAATAGAACCAGAGGCGGCAAGGATGCTGAACGACAAAAGCAAGGGCAGCTTCGGGTTTTTACTTCATTATATGCAAATATTGGAGGGGATAGCTCAATCCAACAATATCAAGGAAATTTCCCCTGAAATCGTTAAGGATCTGCCCAATGAATTATTTCCAGGGCCGAAACCGGAGAGATTTTTCAAATGAATAAAGCCACTTTGTTACAACGGGGCATGGCTGTGGATGGAGCGTTTTCATCTGCCGTATTGGAGCGTCGGACCGGTTTGAGCCAGTCTTTTGTTTTTAAAAAGGTGAAAGAATATGAAAAGGCCGGTCTACTGAAACGGGCCGGGCTTGGCAGTAAAAAAGAAAAACTCTGGAGACTGACCCTGGAAGGTAAACGGCAGTTTGATCCCAATGCATTCAATAAAATTATTACCCATGCGCCTGCGGAGAAAATCAATAGGATGAAGCTGCACCCGGGGAAGCATAATCTGAGCTATCAGGACTTAGCCAATCAGCCGGAAGCAAGCCTCTGGAAGGCAATCACAGGCCTTAAACAGTTTCTTGCCAATGATCTCGTGAAAATGGAAATAACCAGTAAAACAGGCGTATATCAGTATCTTGCTTTGTTGGTGAGAGCCGGTTTTTTAAAAAAAGAACTAACACTTAAAACCTGTAACCAGTGCTGCTACATCCTAATCAAAAACACAGGAAGTGCAGCTCCCGTGATTGGGCGCACCTGGTTCCTGTTTGACCCAAACACCGGAGAAACCTGGGATGATATCCCTGAAAGGGAAAAGATAAATCAGCAATTAACCTCAAAAAAGAACGGCCTGGAAGATGCTGGAACATCTTCACAGGCCCAAACAGCAACTTAGAACCGGTTGCACTTTCAATGGTATCCATCGCGGCTGTCATTGTCAAGAAAGGAGGCCAAGTGTTTAAAAAAAGGATTAATCAACAAGGGCAAGTTTTAAAACGGAATTCTCATTTCCATAAGATGTATTGCCCAAATTGTTGCCGTTTCACACAGGTCACGAATACTGGATTACCATGTAAGCTTTGTGGGTCAGGATCTATTGCCCTGGCTGATAATTGGAAACCGGATCTGCATGTAATCCAGGGAGGGGAAACGAATGACAATTAAAATCCGTAAATATTGGATCAAGCGTTTGGAAAAAAAGAACGTTCAAAGGAGCCTTCATGGAGCTGCAAGCCGTTCTTTCGCTGGCAGGGTTGCATTAGGGTTTATAACAAAGACAGTGGTCCTGCCGGGAAAATATGACCAATGCAAAATTAAAACCGGTGGTGCTTATCTCGAAGTATATGCAGACGGCTCCTTTTTTGATGATTATTTAAAAATCACCATCACCGGATATGATCCTGAAATTAACGCATGGTTCGAGGATGATGCTGGTATTAAGCTGGATGAGATAGTAGGGCCAATTTCAGTTAGATACGAACCTGATGATTTAGCTGATCCAACCGGAATCCACTGTGTTGGTCGGAATGTAGTCTGTCGCGGGAGATGCACATGTGTCGAATGTCCGGCAAACAAAGAACTGGAGGCCGCAAATGCATAATTCAACAGGAAACAATCTATATGAAGACAACCAGCTGATCTCCCTAATTAAACAGATTGGCAGCATTGCAAATCTACCCCATGAAATAATCACAGGGATCGCGACAAAAATTGATCCTGAGCAGGATATGACTGAAATGACAATCGGGGAGCTGCTTTCTATCCGGTCGGATACCTTGAACGAGTTGGGGGAACCTTATGCCAGACAGGCGGCTGAATGGCTGGAAAAATTACCCGCCATTGTCGAATGCAGGGATCTGGATTGTGCATCCCGGGGAAAGTGTCCCCATTCATCTTGGCATCCTGAAAATGAAGAGTGCCACTATGTCTGTGGAGCGGATGAACCCTGCTCCAGATGTTTTCCGGTGGAGGCGGCTTGATATGAACAGGAATCAGTTAGCTGTTATCCATATAGCAAAAAAAGAGGTCGGTATGAGTGACGATGAATACCGGGATCTGCTCGGCAGCGTGGGGGTGGAATCGTCGAAAGACCTGAATACTAAGACCTTTGCGGTTGTCATGGGACATTTTGAAAAGTCGGGGTTTAAAACCAAATCTAAGACCAGGAAGCGAAAAATCAACAATCTCCCCGAGGGGAAAAAAGCCCTCATGAGTAAACTTGAAGCCATAATACTCGATATGGGACTTGACTGGCCTTATGTAGATGGAATGGCAAAGAGAAGCTTCAAGATTGAAAAAGTTCAATGGCTGGAGCCGCCTGAACTCATGAAGCTTGTTCAAATGATGATTAAACATCAGAAACGGCAGCAAAAAAAGAACCAGGCCAATCAAAAAGGGTAAATATTATGACATCAGGAATAGACATATTACAAGAAGTCCTCCGGGAATGCCTGGAGGAAAAGGAGGCCAGAATGGTAAAAGCGAACAAAGCACAACCCATGACCCGACAAACAGAGGCCGGATTGGAAAAATGGTGCTCAAAATGTGAGGCGTATCGTCCGGCGGACCTGGATCATTTTTATCAAGACAACCGAAGTAAAACCAAATTATCGTCATGGTGCCGGAAATGCCAGCGGGCAAGCGTTGGGAGCAGTAATAAACAATCGAAGCCTGTTAAGGGTAATGGGGATAACACCTTGGTTCTGGATTTTTCAAATGCAGACATGCTCCTTGCCGACCTTCAGGCTGAGGCCGTGACAGACTTTAGATCCACAGAGATGCAGGCACTATACCTGATCAGCAAGGGATTATTAAAGGAGGCCAATCAAAATGGCAGACCTTAATCTGAAGGACTATATGGTGGACGGCCAGGGACGTCTTGTCCATGTGGAAAACGTGAAGGTGATCGACAAGACCCGTGACGGCCTGGTCCGCTACCTGGCGGAGAATGCCCTGAAAGTGCAAAAGGAAATTTCTGACTTTAAGGACATGGCCATGAGCGAAATTGAGGCTTTTGTTGATTTATCAGCCCAGGAGTATGACGTCAAACTTGGCGGTAAAAAGGGGAATCTGACCCTGTACAGCTATGACATGAAATACAAGGCCGTTATCCAGAGAAGTGAATACCTGGTGTTTGATGAACGCCTCCAGGTGGCAAAAAAGCTGATTGACGAATGCCTGAACAAATGGACGGAAAATGGGCGGACAGAAGTCAGGACCATCATAAACGACGCCTTTGCCGTTGACCAGGAGGGCCGGATTAATACCCGCAGCATTCTTTCCTTGCGGGGGCTGAATATCCAGGATGAAACCTGGCAGAAGGCAATGACTGCAATTGCAGACAGTCTTCAGGTGGCCGGTTCAAAGTCATATTTTCGGATATACCACAGGGCCGGATCTGAAGGCAGTTGGCAGAATATTACCCTTGATATGGCTGCACTTTAAAGGAGGCAATACTGATGAGACTGATACTTGTGATGCTGATATTGGCTATGGCAGCGGGGCTATATGTGTCTTTGGATGATGACAGGCAGCAGGATCGTGAAATTGCAATCCTGCGCGCCCAGGTTGAAGGGCTGCAACTGTCATCAGCCAGCCGGGCACCGGTGTTGGTATATGATGCCACCAAGGTGCCCCGGGACAAGGCTATTAAATATTAATATAGGGAATACGGATGAAAAATAAACTCATAGATCTGAACAACCATCTTTTTGAGCAGCTTGAACGGCTCAATGATGATGACTTGAAAGGAGATGATTTAGCCCAGGAAATTAAAAGAGCCCAGGCCATGAGCAACTGTGCCGCCCAGATTGTAAACAATGCCGCCCTGGCCCTCAAAGCTCATCAGGCTATCAATGAAGGGATGGTAAATACCGCCCCGGAAATGCTTGGTGTTAAGAAGGCAGAGGCTTTGGAGGACCGGCCCCATGACTGATACAGAATACACTTCGGCTCAACTAAGCTTTTTGGCCGTATGGTATCTGTTTGTGGATATCAAGGCCATTACCAAAGCATTTAACAACGAGTTTGGAACATCGAAAACAGAGGGCGCTATTAAGGCCACACTTGGCAGGAACAAAATATTATCCGGAAGAAATGGGAGATTTTCCAAAGGCAATAAACCATGGAATTCCGGGACTAAAGGTAAGGGGCTGACAGGGCCAAACAGCGGCAGTTTTAAAAAAGGCAACTTACCTGCAAATGTAAAACCCATCGGGCATGAGCGGATTGATAACAAAGACGGGTATGTCTGGATCAAAGTGCCAGAGGCCAACCCGTACACAGGGGCTCCAGCCAGATACAAACAAAAACACGTTCATCTCTATGAACAGAAAAACGGCCCGGTACCGGACGGTATGGTGGTGATCTTTAAAGATGGGGATAGGCTTAATTTTGATCCTGAAAACCTTGCCACCATCACCAGGTCTGAACTTGTCCGCCTCAATCAGTTTGGATACGGAAGGCTACCGGAAGAGCTTAAGCCATCCGCATTAGCGATGACTCAACTTAAGGTAAAGGCCTTTGAAATGGCCAAAGCGGCAAAATAACAAGGAGACGCATTAGAAACAAATGCTGAACTTATGGGATGAAATAACAGATAAAGATTTTGAGGACGATTCCATGGCCCTGCTGGTTGAAGTGGTGGGACTGGAGATTGCCAAGAAAATCGTTTCCGCCCTGGGCGGTGATAATTTGTATGTCCCAAAGGTAGAATCTGTACTCCGCCTTGCCAGGAATCGGAGGATCTATAAAGAGTTTACCGGCTTTAATCACAAAGAACTGTCCACAAAATATAACCTTACCACACGCCATATCAGGAAAATAATTGAAATTATTGAGCAACAGCAAGGGATAAGTCACAGACGTAAGGAAGATCCGCAAATGACTCTGTTTTAAAATCCATCTTCTTCAGGAATAAAAATGACCCTTCCGGTTACAACCGGGAGGGTCATTTTTTTTTGAACTGTATCTTTGTACATGACCGGCTGGCGGGTGTTAGGCTCTGACCATTTCATAGTTCTACTATCTTTTATGAAGGTTAACAACAGGAGGTGTGAAGTGTAATGCCAAAATTCTCTCTTAAATCAAACGATAAGCTCAACACCTGCCATCCACTCCTCCAGGAGCTTTTCCGGGAAGTCGTCAAAACAGATGACTGTTCCATTGTTGAAGGTCAGCGGTCCAGGAGACGTCAAAATCAGCTTTTCAAAGAAGGCAAATCAAAACTGAAATGGCCGGAAGGCAAGCACAATAGAATGCCGTCCGAGGCCGTTGATGTGGGACCATGGATTGAGGGGCAAGGTATCCCCTGGGATGATCCTGAATATTTTTATTCCTTTGCGTTAAAAGTCCAGAAAAAAGCGGATGAACTTGGGATACGGCTCCGCTGGGGCGGGGACTGGGATGGTGACGGGGATACGACGGATCAAACCTTCAATGATCTGGCTCACTGGGAACTTTTAAGCACGGAAAAGGAGGCCTGATCAATGGGACCGATCGTGGAGGGGGGCAATTACTATTTTGAGATAATCAAGTCCATTTTGGATCTTGGGCCGATCGGGGTGGTGTTGATCCTGGGGTATTTTGCAAAACAGCAGCTTGAAAAATCATCAACCCAGTACAGAGACCAGATCAATGCGATCCTTGCCCAGTACCGGGATGACATGATGGAGCAGCGGCGGATGTACGAGAACAACGTCGAGCTGGTCAAGGCGTATCAAGTCCATGCCGGGGATCTCAAGGACGTCATCATCATGAATACCCAGGCCATGACGAAACTGGTCGATAGAATCGAAAAGGAGGCAAGATGAACGAGCGTCTTGAGAACCAGGGCAGGCTGTCAGACTTGACCCGGAAAAAGAAATCCCTTGAATTGTCCATCACTGGACTGATCCACACACTCAGGGCAGAAACAAATCCTCACCGAGAGATTGCAGAAATGAATGCGGAGTTGATCGGAGAGCAGGGTCTTGAGCTTAGCCAGAAAATCGACCAGGTCAAGGGCATTGAAACTAAAATTTTAGCGCTCAAACGTGCCCTGGGGATTGAGTAATGCCGGACGGTTATTCATACGAGATCCGGGAGAATGCCCAGGAGCTTTATGTGGTTGAGGGCAAGACCTATGACCATGTGGCAAAGTTGACGGAGGTGTCTATTGCCCAGCTCAAACGGTGGGGCAAGGATGCGGACTGGGCTGGTGCCAGAAAGGAATATAGGGAAGCCCTCAGCAGCATAAGGCGGGATACCGTGATGCTCCGGGCCAAGCTGTTAAAGACAGCCCTGGGCAGCGGTGACCCCCAAAGCGTTTATGCGTTTGCCGCCATTGAAAAAGCTGTCTCAGCCGGGAAGAAATCAGCCGATCCGGTTCCGGTGTCATCCCCGGAAAAGCTTAAAGATATCAACACGCCCCAGGATGCCATTGAAGCCCTCCAGGGAGTGGTGGAACTCAAGCTCAACAAGATGCTGGCACAGCCGGAAACCCTTCAGCTTTCCCAGGTCAAAGAACTCAAACAGACCATGGAGTTGATTGATCAAATGAAGGCCAAATATAGCCCGGATGAGGCCAAAGGCAATACCGGGGAAGCCGGATTATCTGATTCGCTTGAAAAGATGATCAGGAAGCATCTATGAGACTGCTCCTCTATCAAAATAAATGGACCAACGACGAATCTCAGGTGAAGTGGTGGGAGAAGTCAAGGCGGATCGGTGCCTCTTTCTGTGATGCCGCAGATTCAGCCTTGAAGGCTGCAAAGAAGGAATCCGAGGGGGGGATGGACTGTTTTTATCTTTCATACAACAAGGACATGACAGCTCAGTATGTCAAAGACGTAGCCTTCTGGGCAAAAAAATTAAATTTGGTGTGCAGTGAATTCGAAGAAATCATCATCAAGGATGAAGACAAAGATATTAATATTTACCAGGTCCGTTTTGCATCCGGCCATATCGTGCAGGGCCTTCCTTCCATCCCCAAAAGTCTCAGATCAAAACAGGGGAAGGTAACTATCGATGAGGCCGCTTTTGTTGAAGATCTCAAAGCCATTCTTAAGGCTGCTATTGCTATGCTCATGTGGGGAGGTCAAGTGTGCGTCATTTCCACCCATGATGGTGATGAAAACGAATTCAATCAAAAAATTGAAGATATTCGTGCAGGCAAGCTGTCTTATGCACTGCACAGGACTACCCTGGATGATGCCCTGGAGCAGGGATTGTACCGGGCGATCTGCGAACGGGCTGGCCGGGAATACAGCAAAGAAGCAGAGGATAAATGGAAGGCCGAGTTGATTGAGCAATACGGCGATGATGCGGATGAAGAGCTGTTCTGTATTCCTTCCATGGGAACGGGTGGTTACTTTACCCGGCCCCAGATCAAAGCCTGCATGAAAAAGGATATCCCGGTCATTACCTATTCCCAGAAGGATGAATGGGAAGAACTGCCGGATGAGGTCCGGGAAGAGGAAACCCGGGAATGGCTGGAAGAAAATATTGCCCCCCTCCTGGAGGCGCTGGATCCCGATCGGAAAACCTGGATTGGTGAAGACTTTGCCAGGGATCAGAATCTGACCGTGATCTGGCCCGGGCAGGAAAAAGAGGATGCCAATATCCGGGTTCCATTCGGACTTGAGCTTTTCAATATCCCCTTCCGTCAGCAAGAGCAGATCTTGTTCTATGTGCTGGACGGACTGCCTTGTTTCCAGGGAGGGGCCATGGACGCCCGGGGCAACGGCCAGGCCCTGGCTGAGTATGCCATGCAGCGGTACAGCCCTGACCGAATTCATAGAATTAAAGCAAGTGACTCCTGGTACGGCAGATGGTTCCCCGCGTACAAGGCTACCATCCAAGACCAGGCCATGGATATGCCCCAAAGTGCCGACGTCATAGAAGATCACCGGGCTGTCAAAAAAATCAAGGGGATCCCCAAGATAGCAGAGGCCCAGGCAAAGGATAAGAAGTCCAAAAAGAAACGGCATGGTGACTCTGCCATTGCAGGCGTCATGCTGAATTATGCGGTCGAGGAAATCGAAGGCCCGGGAGAAATAGACTTTGAATCCACCGGCAAGAAAAGAGCATCTGCACAATCTAACGGATTTATGGAGAACTGATGGACGATACAGTCAAAAAAGCACCGATTGTTGATGAAATTGCGGTAGCCGAAAAGGACATTGATATCTATGCTGGCTGGACCAACCGTTTAGAAAATCCGGATCCGGTCCTCAGGAGTGAAGCCTCTGGCAAGGGATTAAAACTATATGACGAAGTGGAACGGGATGGTCATGCCGGTGCGGTCCTTCAGCAAAGAACCCTGGCTGTTGTCAGCAGGCCCTGGGATGTCATCCCGGGAGAAGACACCAAGCAGGCCAAGGACATAGCCAAATTTGTCAAAGACACCCTGGAGGATACAAATTTCAAACAGGCCTGCCAGGAGATCCTGCTGGCAGTTCTGTATGGGTTTTATGTCATAGAGGTCATGTGGACGGTCAAAAACGGTCAGTATGTGATTTCAAAATTCAGGGCCAAACATCCCAAACGGTTCCAGTTCACCCCGGCCCGCGAGCTGCGATTAATCATCCCGGACAACATGCTTGAAGGAGAGCCGCTGCCGGACAGAAAATTTGTGGTGTTCAGCTACGGGTCCAGCGACAACCCGTATGGCAAGGGTCTGGGGCAAAAGATGTGGTGGCCGGTCTGGTTCAAGAAACACGGGATCAAATTCTGGATGATCTTCCTGGACAAATTCGGTAGCCCAACTCCGGTGGGCAAATATCCTCCCGGTGGCGGCAAGGAAAAAGAGCATAAACAAAAACTTTTGGAGGCCATTGACGCCATTCAGCAGGAGACTGGTGTGGTTATCCCTGAAGGAATGTCTCTGGATCTCTTGGAAGCCACCAGGGGTGGTAATGTCACCTATGAGACCCTTTGCGAATACATGGACAAGCAGAACACCAAAACGGTTCTGTCCCAGACCGGTACCACAGATATCAAGGATGCCGGGGCCTATAATGCTTCCCAGACCCTGGATGAGATCCGGCAGGCCATTTGTGAGGCAGATGCGGATCTGTTGTGCGAGTGTTATAATGAGAGCCTTATCCAATGGATTGTTGACTACAATTTTGCCAATGTCACAGAGTATCCCCGGTTTACCATTCATACCAAACCCTCAAAGAACTCCAAGGATCATGCAGAAACAGACAAGATCCTCATCAATGATATCGGCTTGCCCGTGAGCCAAAAATATCTGTATGAAAAATACAATATCCCCGAGCCTCAAAAAGGAGAAGTGCTTGTCAATCTTCCTGAACAAAACACCCCGTTTAAAGCTTTTTCAGAAGAGATAATCGATTTCAGCGACACCTCCCAGGACGAGATAGACAAGCTGATTGACCGCCAGGTTAAACTTGCTGTTCCCAGGTTTTCTAAAAACATTGATACCATCAAAGATTATTTGTCCAGGGCAAGCAGTTTTAAATCAGCCCAAAAGGGCCTGGTTAAGCTCTTTGATGGAATGGATGCCACACGGACCTCTCCATTGCTTGCCATGGGCCTCCAGAACGCCTGGGATATCGGTGTTGAAAGCATTGGCATGGACTCTGATTTTGCCGAGGTGTTGTGGGGGCCTGGGACCGCTTTCAAAACTGCCATTGAGTATTTTGAATCCAGGGGCTTTTTTATGGCCAATATTGCCAATGCCGATATCCTG